TCACCCACCACCCAAAGAATCAAACGATCGCTCGCACGTCTGGCCGGCTATTCGGCTTTCGTCGGCGGCACCAGCATAGAGTTTAGCGAGCGCTCCAAGCCGGCCGAGCAGCTCGGCACGCACTCGGGAATCAGCTTCGGCTGCCTGGCTGAGCTGGGCAGTGATGGTATTGCCGGCTGCTCGACTGCGCTGCTCAGCTGCGGCGAGGCGCTGCTGCAACCGTTCAAGAGCACTGCCAGCGCCAGCAGCATCAGCCCGCGCAGCTTCCAGTTGTTCATCCGCATGCTTCTGTTCCTTATCGAATGCCGCAATGCGGCGTTTGCTTTCCTGCAGGGCGGCCAGGTTGGCGCGCCGGTCGCGGTCACTCACCTCGGTCTTGTAGCCGGCCAGGCTGGCAACAGCGGTGGCCGCGTCCACTTGCGCGCCAGAAACCCGCAGCTGCTGGCCGGCACCAACAATCAGCAGCGCCAGCACCCACCACGCCCAGGCCGGGGCCAGCTTGAGCCAGGCCATCACGGCACATCCTTGAAGAAGATGTGCCGCCCGATCTTGGTCGTGCGGCGCGCCGGGTGGCCAGTCCACTTAGGCGGGCTGGCCATGGTCGTGCTGTAGTAGTGGGTCGCGCCGCCGGTTGGGTCGGGGTCTTTGCTGGTCATGGCCGTCACCGCTGCTTCGCGGGCGCGGGCGTACTCGGTTTCCGGAATGGCCTTGGCACCAGTCAGGTAGGGGCGGTTCGGGTCGTTCTTGTTCCAGCAGGAGAACTGCCAGGGCGCCTGGCACACGCCGACATAGCCCTCGCCCCACCAGTCCGGCTTGCCGTCACTCCCCAAGTCAGCCTCCACCCGGTTGCGGATGCAGCGGCCAACCGCCACTTGCCCGGCAACCCCCTCCCCCCGCGCCTCGGCCCAGATAGTCCGGGCCAGCACGTCAACGTCTCGCTCTTGCATACTTTTCTCCAGGCAATAAAAAGCCCGCACAGGGCGGGCAGGGTTCTTCGGGTGGCGTTATGCGCCTAGCGCGGCGGGAAGGGTACGTATTGCTGGTATTGCCATCGTGGTTGCCACCACGGCGCTCGATACGTTGGTCGTGTGGTCCATACGGTCCAGAGTCTCCGAGCTGCTAATTCCATGTGTGTCCTGGGACTGAATCCCAGCAGCTCGAAGTTGGCGTTTCACCCTTTTATTGCTTTGTCAACTATTGGTGGAAAGCGAATCAGTAGTTCGGGAATTGTACGATTGCGGGGGTATAAGGTGCGGTATTCCTAGCATACCCCTTGGTTACGCGTAACTCGTCGATATGCCCGTCAAGTGAGTTTGTCGTCAGGTGATCTGACATATCGCCTATTGTCCCAACCAGAAGACCTGTCCAGTAAGACGAGCGCGAAGAGTAATCAAACGCGCTTAGAGATACCTCGCTGCCGTCTACGAAGACCCGAACTGTCGTCCCGTCAGAAGACGCCTGAAACGTCATAAACTGCCCATCGACGTGGGTGTAAGTGCCGTACCAGGCCGTTGCTGATCCTTCCTCGACAATGTAGATGTATGTTGACGAGGCGTAACGCTGGAGGTAAAACCTGAAATCGTCAGACCCACCCAATGGCGAGTACGAGAATAGCCCGGCGTTACGGTCACCAGCCCATGTAACCTTAGCCCGCACCTCGACTGACCAGGCTGAACCTTGGACCATCCCCCCTATAGCTGGGATCACCCCTCCGCTCAGGTATGATCCAGCAGTGAGGTTGCCGCACGCACCACCGAACCCATCCGATGCGCTGATGGCCGCCGAGCCGTTGCTGGTTATCGCGCTGCCTTTCTCATCGGTGAAGAGCGTGGCCCCGTCGACCCCGTTGAAGCGCATATACAGGCCAACATTTGACCAGTAGGGGTCGTTACCCGCAGGTGGACTTGCGGCCACCGGACGACCGCCTGCCACGATCCCGGCGATCATGCTGGCCAGCCCGCCAAGGCGGCATATTGTGGCGCGCCCGTATCCGCCACGAACTCGGCGCGCTGCGCAGCGCTGTAGCTCTGACACTTGGCGCGCTCATAGCCTAGCGGGTTACCGTCAGCGTCGGTTTTCAACTCAAGCCACACGGCTTCTAGGGTGTTCGATTCGATATGGTGCGTTACGCCGGATAGGATCATGCTGTAGCCCCTTTTTCGATGTTGAATTGCAATACGAGCGTTTCGGATAGCGAGCCTGCCGTCATGTTGCGGATCGAGATACGGCACGACCCCGCAGCAACTGCGTCGACAGTCACTACATATGCTCCGGCCGTTGCTCCGCTTTTAATAACGACCTTTGGAATGTCGTTGGCTGCAATTTTGTTGTTTGTCAGCACGAAGCTGACAGCCGTGTTAGCAGTTAGCGCGGCGGATGCCGTAGTTATCTGCCCGGATGGTTTGTTTAGAGTTACCCCTGTTGTCTTACTGGTTGCCTGCGCTACTGTGCCGCCAGAACCGGTGCCGAATCCGATGGAGCCGGTGTCTGTAACTAGGGAGTTGACCCCGTAGGATGACCACATCTCTACCCATCCACCCCATACTCCATTAACCCCCATACGCATCCAAGATTGCGCAGGCAGTGGGGCACCTGAGCTGTATGTGTAGGCCACCTGAGTCTGATTGGTGGCGTAGGCCGTCACGAACAAATAGACGTAGTTGATCTGCCCTGTCTGCCCTGTGGGGAAGTTAGCGGGTCGTGAACCAGGCGCGCCGCCTAGTAGTTTACCGTACCACCCAGCCGTTGTGATGGTGTTAAGGTCAGTGACGCCATCAGTGTTGCCGGGCTTAGGTAATGCTAGATAGTCGCTATTTAAAGGCAGCGCAAAGTCGCCAACTTTGAGGACTCGGCCTACTGTCACGTCGGTACCCGACGCAGTGAGGTCGGCTAGTGCCGCAGTTCCAAGCCCGAGCGCCGTCCGCTGCTCGGCGGTCGTACCGACCACGCCACCTAGCCACCACGAATCTGCACCCGTGCGCTTTAGCGATGCCGCGCCGTTCTGTGTGCTCAACGTGAGCGATCCGGCCACAACCCCATTGAGCGATACGCCAGAAGCGGCTGTAACCGTTATGTCGCCGGTGTTCGATGGAAGAAAGTGCAGTTCGGCGTCAGCAGTCCAAGCCACGGTCGCCTGCGCCGGTATCGTCGAGGTATAGTTGCTGACGGTGCTGTTGACGCCGAACGTGTTGATGCTTGTCAGGCCGAGCGTTTCATTGCCCGTGATGGAGCGGATTACAGGTAGCGATGCACCTCCGCCTGCAATGGATAGATCACCAGCCCCGAGCAGGCTGGAGCCGTTCACCGTTTTGAGGGTCGTGCCGCTGACCAGCGTGTCCTGCTTGCCGGCCACAGTAGTCACAAGGCTGGTGACCTGCGCCTGCAGCTTGCCGAGGAACACCAGCAGACTGTCCGTTGCAAGGCCTGCGGTGGCAGTCACGAAGCTGACGCCGGTCATGACCACGCCGCGCACTGCTGCGGCCAGATCGCTGATAGTGCTGGCGGCCTGGGTGCCGCTGTGGGTCGAGCGGTCGCGCAGCTGGGCGTCGGTGGCGTTGGCCGTGGCGCCGGCAGCGATGGCGCCCAGCTTGGCCTGCTCGGTATCACTGAAAGCGTTGGTGTCCGGGTTCGATTCGTAGGCCGTTTTAATTTGCGCGGCCGTCATGCTGCCGCTGGCGCCAGACTGGATGATCCAGGCACTGTCGCTTACGTCCCAGATGTAGCGGGCCACATCAGCGCCTGCGCCGCTATCCACGTCCGCATAGTCACCGGCAACTGCAGACGGGTGGGCCGCCTGGAGGGCTGCAAGGCTGGCATGCAGGCCCTTGAAGTGCGCAGCCTCCAGGCCGGCCAGCTTGGCCTTTTCGGCGGCGGTGTAGTTCTGATCGCTCAGTACCTTGGCGCCATCCTTATCCACCTTGCCGGCCAGGCTACTTGCCAGAGCAGCAGGCTGCACAGCGGTGTCGGCTTTTGCGCCCTGGGCGGCAGTGGCCGCACCAATGTCGGCGGCGGTTGGCTTGGCGTGCACATGGTCCTCGCGCGATGCGGTCGAGGCGATGCCGGCGGCAGGCGGGCCGAGCGGTTGCGGTGCAGCATTGCCAACAATCGCGCCGCTTCCAGCGCGCAAGGCCTCAAGCGTGCCCTTGGTGGCGCGCGCAGAGATAACCGATGCAGACACCCAGTCACGTGCGGCAGTGCCCTCCTGGCCACGCTGCACAGTCAGCACGCCGGACGCACTGGCGGTAACCTTAACGATTTCCCAGGCGGTTTCGATACCGGCACCATCCAGGGCGGCCAGGGTCAGCAGGTAGTAATCGCCCGCGCCAAGGCCGGTCAGCTTGGCAGCATCAGCCAGTGGCACGGAAAGCGAGACAGCCGAAGCTGTGGCCGGAGCAGTGAGCACTGCGAACCAGTTGTTGATGAACAGTTGCATAGCCACCCCTTAGACCCATGATTGTCGCCGGTTCGCAGAGCCGCGCAGCACCTCCCCAGTGACGGGGTTGTAGCTGCCGGTGGCACCGGCGTTGAAGTAATAAAAAGATCGCGTGAAGCGCGTGCCCCCATCGCCAGGGTGAGGTTCCTGACTTCGCAGGTTGCGGGCATCCACGCCATGCGGATGAGCGGCGGGCCGATAATGGCAATGGGTGATGTAAGACGCGGCGCCCGGCTCATAGTCGTAGGGCTCAACGGCCGTGCAGATGCCGCCGAGCTTGTTGCTAAGCGCGCACACCCACACAGCCCTCAAATCCTGCTCGCGCAGCAGGTTTTGCTGGGCGGCGCCATCGAGGGTGTAGATGTAGGCAACTGAAGTGGCAACGCCGTGCAGGCCTGGCCCATATACAGCCAATGGCTCGGGCCAACTGACGTTTGTCGTCGGCAGATCGCCAGAATCGGCGACATCATCGTCGTCATCCGTGAGCTGGATTGTGCGAATCACCTGCAGAGACGTGCCGTCCGTATGGACTACCTGTAACCGCTCAAGCAAGTCCACCTCGTCGAACTGGATGCCCGCCCGATACATCTTCAAGGCCGTTGTGCGCTGCGCGTTGCACTCCTCGACCTGAGTTCCGCCATCCGTGCGGATCTCGCGCGTGTGCTTTGACTCCTGAGTGCGACTGCAGCGCACGCTGACGATGCCGCCGCCCTGGGCATACCATGCAGTGACCAGATAACGGGTCTGCACCCAGGTCTGCAGGCGCGTTCGCACACCATTGGCAGTCTCGTCACTCTGGCTAAAAGACGGGTCGCCAAGGGCTGAGCGGCGATCCTCTATCAGCCTGATGGCTATGCCTGATGCTCCATCGCTGTCAAAGAAGTCGGCCGTTAGCTCTATCTCAACCAGGGCACAGTAGGTGCGTGGCCCGTGCTTACCTGTGGCAGGCGGTGGGGCAGCCTCGCCGGTATTGTTGGCCGACGTGTATCCGGTGATACCAAGCAGAACCTTGCAGTCCTTGACGTCGAGGATCGATGAAAAATACCGGCCTGGCTCGGCATCGGTGATCATCATCGGGGAGGCATAACCGCTCGCGAAAGAGCCGTCATGAGCAGCAAAAGCTGGCTGGCCTTCGCCCTGGCCCAGTTGATCCGGCGTAACGGCGCGAGTGGCGACGATAGTTCGCCCCTGATGCTTCGCGGTGATCTGCAGCATGCCGAACTGAATTACCATGCTGCAGATGAAAACGCGCCCAGGCTGGTCGGCCAGTGGCGGTCGATAAAGTGGCAGCCCGTTGTGCTTTAGACGGTTGGCGCCATAGGCCGCCACCTGGTAGTCGGCGAGGTCTTCGTAGGCGGCCGCGGTGTAGCGCAAAATGGCCTTGCCCCACCATGCGCCACCGGCGTCGGCAATAGTTTCCGATGCAATATCTGGGCGGCCTATGTCCCACAGCAGCGTATCACTCCCGCCAAATGCAGCGATGGCCACCTCGCGGCCCGTTGGCAAGGTCACCTTGTGCAGGCCGCCGCCCGCCCAGGTAATCGGCCCATGCCAAGGCCACCCGGCGGCCACACACTGCGATGGCGACTCGTAAGACAGACTCATTGGACTGCCGGCTTCGCAATGTTCAACACCACCGAATTTCCTTCAGCATCCAGAAACTTCCATTTTTTAATGGGCCGGACTTCGAAGGTGAGCAGCCCGTCAGTGGTTTCCTGGATCATCGCCGGCCAGAATTCGCGATCACCGACATCCCCGACAGCAACCTCTGTCAGCGGGCTGGCAATCCCGCCGCCGGTGCTGGTGGTGGCAGGCGCCTTGTAGGTGCCGGTGCCCACCGTGGCCGGACGGTTGCCTTTGGCCTCGCGGCTGCGCAGAGATACCTGCTTGCGTGGGGATGTCTCCAGGGTGTTGAGGTCGGCCTTGAAGGTCGACGCCCGTGCGGCCTCGATGCCGGCGCGGATGGCTTGGCGATCCTTGATCATGCGATCGCCAATGGCGCGGCGAGAGTCCTGCATGCGGTAGCCGCTGTCGCGGCGGTCATCCTGTGCGCTCACGGTCAAAGCTCCAGCAGGTCGGTGGGGATGGCCACCCGGTAGGTGGCGGCCTGGGTGGCCTGGTATTCGTCTTGGTGGGCGGCCGGTATCTCTGGGGCTTCCAGCTTCAACTCACGCGGGAACAGCACAAGCCCGGCGTTGATATCCAGGTCGTTCTGCGTGTAGTTGCCGCTGAAGCCCAGGCGCTCCGGGTCGTAAACCGGCGACAGGTTGCGCCCGCCCAACTGGCTCGGCAGGCTGATTGACAGCCCCGGCGTGCCGGCGGGCGTGCTGTTTGGCTTGGCCGGGATGGTCAGCGCGTCATCAACCGTACCGCCGCCCTGGCTGACGGCCAGCAGCAGCGTGGTGATGGCCTCGCCTGAGTCAAAGTCCCACTCATCAATCAGGCTGGCCAGCTTGGCCTGGCAGGCAATGTCGCGGCCGGCCACGTGGTCATTGACCTGCAACGTGTGCTCCAGCTGCACGCCGAGAGTGTCGGCGGTCGGCAACTGAAAGCTCAGGCGGTTGGCGCGGTGGGCGGCCAGCACCTGGGTCTTGGCGATGGCGGTGCCTACCGAAAAGACCCCGGCAAGGCGCGTGTCATCGCGCACGTCCACCACCCAATCGCCCAGCGCGTCCTGCACAGCATCAGTCTCTGGCGCCTTGAAGGTGGCGCTCTCAAACTCGGCCTCGCGATCGCTTTCGGTGTCCGCGCCAAAGCGATCCCGGCGGATCACTTCGCCGGCCTGGGCGATGCTGGCCGGCGCCTCGATGCGGATGCGGTATTGCTCGGTCACCGGCTGGCCCCAGCGCCGTGCGGCCGTCCAGTTGCCGCCCAGCAGCAAGTCCGGAAAGCGGTTGGTCCAGCCAGCGGGCGGGTCGCAGTACACGCCGCTGGGCGGCAGCTTGTGCCACACCGCGCCATCGAGCACCACCTGATACCCGGCGCCACTGCAGGCCGACTCGACCATTGCGATGTCGGGCAACTCGGTGTCATCGCGGCGCCACACGCAAAACCCGTTATCGATGCTGTTGCCGGCGATGTTCGGGTGCGACCAGGTGAATTGCTGGTGACGTTCGCGCAGGCGGATGAAGCGATAATCCAGCTCCAGCTCCACCACGTTGACGCGCTCGCTCAGCTCGACGGGTATCCAGTCCATCGACTGGTCCAGCACGCTGCCGGCCGGGTAGATAAACGCCGGGGCGGTGGCGACCCAGGGGGTCACCTGCAGCACGCCGTTGACGGACTTCTGCAGGCTGGCGGCCTGGGTGCTCATGCGCTCTTGGGCGTAGTCCCAGCGCGAGCGGCCATCGGGGGATTCAAACACGTCCGCCGACCACTGGCCGCCGGCCAGCGCGTCAACCTGGGCAACGGTCAGCGCCTCAATGGCATCCTGCAGGCGGTCGCTGCAATCGCAGCTCAGCAGGCGCTCCTGCATGCTGTACTGCGGGCGGATCACCTGGCCGGCGAAGCGCAGGTGCTCGACCCAGGCAGAGCCTGACCAGTGCTGGTAATAGACCTCAACCGACTTGCCGATGTACGCCGCCGGGTTGACGGCGCCCGCGTCGAGGCTCAGTACGAAGTCGGCCAGGGTGGCGGCGCCCTCTTCCCGCTCGATGCGCAGGGAGCCGGTCAGGTTGGCGCTAATATCCACGCCGCCCAGCAGCACCCGCGCGCCCCACAGCACCGAGATAATCGGCTCGACGGTGACGGCAGGCTGGCCCAGGGCCGCAGCGCCGTTGAGCGGTACCGCGTTGAGTTCGGCGCCATTGATTTGCATCAGACTTCCTCGGCAGTAAACGACCAGCTGTAGGCAGCGTTGCCGCTGTCCAGCCCTTCGGCCGGCGGCTCGCACATCACGGCGTACATCGGCAGCCAGCGCACGTGGTATTCGGCGGCGCCCGGCACGGCGGTGAGGGTGAAGGCATTGCCGACCATGGCCACCGGCGCCGGCACCCAATCCCCCGCCACATAGGCGTGGGCCCAGGGCGCAACATCGGGCCGGATGGCGCCCGGCAAGGTGCCAGTAAGCCCCGTGGTGGCCAGCGACAGCGGCTGGGTGCAGCGCAGCTCAAGCGGGCCGTCGAAGTTCAGGCCGGCAAAGCCGGGCCCCATCCACCCGGCGCCGCTGATGGTGATGGCCGTCTTGCGCCAGTTGCGCATCTTGACCAGGGCGCCACCCGAGCGGCGCCGGCTGGTTACGCCGCCAATCGGGCTGTACTCGCATACGGGCGCGCCGGCATGCAGCCGGATCGGCACGCCGCCAAGGGTTACTTCGGTCATGCAAATCTCCGGACAATAAAAAGCCCGGCGCTGGGCCGGGCTATTGGGTGGCGGTTAGGCCTTGCGGGTGCTGCCGCGCTTCCACTTCTGGCGCTGCACCAGGTCGGTGAAGTTCTGCTGATCAGCCAGCAGGCTGATCGTTTCGCCGCCTGGCAGGTTGAGGTCAACGCGGCCGAGGTCGCGGCCTGACTGGCCAACGGGCGCAGACATGGCGGCGCCGACAAGGCCGCCGTCAGCGAACTTTGGAATGCGCAGCCCGTTCATTTTCTCCAGTAGGGCTGGGCCATAGGCGCGAACAGCGGCGGCCCGCATGACGAACTCACCATTGGAGAGCCGGGCCAAAATGCTATCGCTGGTACCGGTTCCCTTCCCACGTATGCGGCCACCGCCAGCAAACCCCGGCACATCCGGATCGCCTGGCACGGTGTTAGTCGCAAGGCCAGCAGGAGCCACCGCAACCATCTGCACAGGAATGGTGAGCGTCTGGCCAAGCGCGGTGGCCAGGGCCTGGAGTTTCGCTGTCAGATCGGTCGCGGCGCCCTCATCAAGTACCGGGGTCAGCTTCAGCGAGTCGTTTATGTCCTTAACCAGCGCCTTCAGGTCGGAAAGTTGCGCAGTTAGAACGGTTGCCTCGACCGCCTTTTGATTGATCTCAATATCGGCAGCAGCCTGTTCGATGCCCATGAGTTCATCTTTAAAGCCGCGCAATCCGTAGGTATTCCCGCCAGCAGCCTCTAAAGCCTCAAGAACCTTTAGCGCCTGGTCGGCTGCACTTTTTGCACCATCAACATCGTCAGACCGAAGAGCATTACGGGCATTAATTTTTAACTGTTGTGCGTTGGCATAGGTAGGGTCAATCGCGCCGCCGGAGCCAGCTTTTGAAGCAGCGTACTTAGCTTCAATGGCCAGCTTTTCGTCTTGTAGCTGTTTAAGTTCGCTTTGGGCTTTTTCCTGCAGCGCCTGATTTTTCTTGATTGCTGTCTCAGCATCCTTGAGCAGCTTGTCACTATTTGCCTTGGTCTGATCGACGTAGCTCTTCTGATCCGCCAAATTCGCGGCGAACTGTTTTTTCTGCTCAACCGCGGCGCGCATGGCTGCATCGCCAGCGCCAGACCACAGGTCATCAATGCGCTTTACCGAATCTAGCGTGGTCTTTTCATAATCGGTTGCGGTTTGCTTCAGGATGTCACCAGCAGCTCCAAAATTCCCTTTTGCAGCTTCAAAAGCAGCGGCGGCTGCACCACCTATGGCCTGGCCGACGGTGACAAATGTGGCGCCCACAATTATCGCGATAGTCGCCAGCAGCTTGAGCGCGCCACCAAGGACGTCGGAGAAAATGCCGCTGGCATCCGTGTTCTTGTTCAGGTCGAGCATCAGCTCTGACAGATCAACCAGTGCAGGGAGCAGATCGGCGGCAATTTTGTTCGCGGCGCCGTCTGAGGCCTGGCCGATCTTGGTTAAGTTGTCATTGAATACCTCTGCCCGCGCGACCTGCTCGGGGCCGATTACCACCCCAAGGGCTTCAGCCTCCTTGCGCATTTCTGCAAGTCCTGAAGACCCTGCATTAAGCAACGGGATCATGGCGGTACCGGACTTGCCGAACAGTTCCATGGCCAGCGCTGATTTCTGCACGCCATCCGGCAGCTGCTGAAACTTATCAGCCACCTCGGCCAGCAGTACGCCGCTGGATTTGATGTTGCCCTCAGCGTCACGAACAGAAATACCCAGGCGAGCAAAGGTCTCGGCCTGAGACTTCCCGCCCTGGCCGGCCTTGTCGATGGTCTTGTTGAACTTGCCGAGCGCCCCGTCGAGCTTTTCGGTCCCAACGCCAGCTAGCTCCGCCGCGTACTTAAGAGCCGTGTACTCATCGACCATCAAGCCAGTTGCCTGGGCTGACTTACCGGCAGCGTCTGCGGCATCTACGCTGCTGCGCACAAAGTCTGCAAGGGCGTTTACCGACAGCGCCGCAGCAAGCGCTGCTCCGGCAGCCTTGGCCTGGCTCTTGAGGCTGCCAAGCTGCTTGTCCGCCTCTTTGAGCGCCGGCCCGGCCTTGTTCTTGCCGTCGATTACGATCTCAACTTTATTGGCCATCACTCAAGCTCCTTCAGGGCTTTTTTGTATGCGTCCGGAGATGCCTGAGCAGCGCGAGCAGCGATCATGGCCTGACACATTGCTCGCCGTTCAATGCGCGCAGCAGCTGTCGAAAAGGCCTCAATCTGGCCAAGGGTGTAGTCCTGCACGGCGGCCCACTGGTGGCCGGCCCCAATCAGTTGCTGGGCGGTGTCTGACCATCCAGCGCGGTCACCAGACCGATCAGGGCTTGGTCGAAAAAACCAGAGTTGAGCCGCACCACGTGCACCATCAGCTCGACAACAGTCACTGCTGGCAGGCGCGAGGCACGCCAAACAGACAGGCTGGTCGCACGGCCAATGATGGCTTTCAGGTTTTTGGTTTTGCTTGCGTAGGCCATGACGGCGGCGTCAGTCGGCTCAGCAAGTAGAGCGATAAGGTCAGCAGCCGCAGCGCCAAAAACCTCGAAATCACGCAGGCGCACCGGGCGAATCTCGACACGGCGGCCCTGGACAAAAACAATTTCCCGCTCAGGGAACAGAATGCGTAAATCAGACACAGCAGCACCCACACGGCAGAAGGCCCGCGCAGTGGCGGGCCTTCGCTCAGTTAGTCAACGTCTTGGATTTGCAGGTACTGCGAGATCAGCGCGCCGGTCTTGGTCACGTCCTTCTGCGCCTTACCGGTGAACTCCATTGCACCGAAGTCATCGCCGATCAGGCCGAGGCTCGACGGGCTGTGCGACAGCTTGTAGACCTCAACGATCTGCGGCTTGCCGCTACGGGCTTCGTTGAGGCCTTTGAACACCATGCGGTAGTTCTTGTTGCTGGCAACCAGGGCCTGGATGTTGGCGTGCGCCGGGTATGTGTAGCTGACCTTGATGCTGGCGGCGTCGGCGATGGCGCTGCCTTCGGTGATTTCAATACCGGCTTCGTTGATGGTGTAGTCGGTGTTGAGCACGTAGGTCGGCGCGCCGCTGGAGTGCTTGACGGTAACGGCGCTCGGGTTCGGGAAGTCGAGCTTTACCAAGGCACCCTTGTGGGCAGTTCGTACTTCATCAACAACGGAAGCCCCCACCACGTCAGTTGCATTGCCGAAAAGGGCGCGGGCGATGTTGGCCTTGTTGAAGCCGTGACCGGTGTAGGAAATGTCCACCGAGGTGATACGCAATACGCTGGCGTCAGTGCCGCCACCTGGATTGGAGTAGTCGGTGAGGGTTTTTTCCTCGGTCTGCGCTTCAAAGTTCAGTGCCGAGCAGTTGCCGATGTAAAGCAACTTGTCCGGGGTGGCCAGGTCAGCCAGGTAAATTTTGCCGCTACCGAGGAAGGCGCCGCGGGTATCTTGTGCCATGTGGGTTTTCTCCAGGCGAAAAAAAACCCGCACAGGGCGGGCTTGGGGTTTTGTTTTGCCGGTGCGCTACGCGAGCGCGGCCGGCAGTTGTACGGTTAGCTCAACCACCAGCAGCACGCAGGCCGCCGACAGGCCATCACCCGGCGGGGCTTGCTCGGGAGCGCTGAGCGTGACGCCGCCCATGTCGGCAGAGCGCCACACCACGCCGGCGCCAGGCACCGGGCACAGGCAGCGCACGAGATCGCAAGTGAGGCTGTCGATGGCCTCTTCGAAATCGGTGCCGGCCTGCACCGCTCCAACCACGTTGAACGCCAGCGGCACACGGGTGGCGATGCCGTTGCTGACTGAGTCCGTGGCGGCCTTGGCGGGCTGCACGATAATCAGCGGGAACGACACGTCCGCCTCTTTCAGCACCTCATTAACCCAGCCTGTGCGCACGTTGGCGCCTGCGGCGGTGAGGTAGCCGGCGGCGGGGCTGATCGTGCCGAGGCGCGCTTCCAGAGCCTTGCGCGCGGCGGTGATCTGATTCATGGGGTCACCGTGCAGGCCGCCGTGATGGCGTGCCCGTCATCTGCAATCAGCTCGTCAACCATGTATCGACGGCCGTCAATTTCAAACAGCGCACCACGCTTTGCTGTTGCCAGCTGCGTGGTGAGCCAAGTAATTCCCACCTGGTCAGTCATGAACAGGCCTTCAGGCCCTTCGCGCTGCAGGTTGTGCTCAACGATCAAGGGCAGGCCCGGAACTGCGGGCTGCCCAGGCTCGATGTAACTGCCCAGCGCATCGGCCAGCCGGGCTGTGGCGACACTGTGTAGGCGCGCCATCATTCGCCCGAACTGGCCCGCCATCAGTTGCTCAGGCGCACTTGTGCGATGCCGTTGACGGTGCCCTTGACGAGCTTGCCGCATGGAATCGACAGCGCAGTGCCGTCAGCGACCAGGGCGTTGGTCAAGTGGCTTACCTTGGCGCCGGCCAACAGGCCCGCGGTTGCTGGCAGGGACCAGACGCCATCGGTAGCACCTTCGAAGTTGGCACCAGCAGCGGCGTTCGCCAAAGCAACAACAACCAGCTGGCCAATGGCGTAAAGGCCGCCAGATACCACGCCGCCCGCAGGCGCCACGCAGGTGACGACTTTGCCGTCTTGAATAAAATTCGTAGCCATGGGGGTAACCCTCGATATTCAGGAATGAAAAACCCCGCACCAGGCGGGGTTTTGATCAGGCAGCGATTAGGCGCCTGGGAGCTTCTGCATGGTGCGCCACGACAGCGGAGCAACACCGGCATCGAGGCGCACCTTGAAGGTAGCGCCGTCGACAGTGAAACCCTGCTGCTGCTCAAGGTATGGCTTGTCGTTGCCATCCAGATACGCCACCTCAATGGTGTCGTACATACCTGGTGCCGCAGTCATGTAGGTGGTGGTGGCAGAGGCATCATCGAGGCGCGGATCAGAAATCACCTCAACCAGGCCGCGGATCGGGTTAGGAATCTGCGCGCCAGGTTGGGCCGGGTCAAACTCAGCGGCCAGCAAGGCAATGGCAGTGGACTCCAGTGCAACCGGGGTCAGCAGGAACGCTGGGCGGATGTTCAGGTTTGCCTTGCCGTCCTTCTGCAGGCGCATGGCCGACTTGGCAGCATCAATGCGCGCAACCGATAGGGCCGCAGCAGCCAGCAGGTTTTTGTGGTCAGCATGGAACAGGGCCTTGGTGTCGCTCATGGCCGGGTTGCCCGTCAGAACTGCATAGACCAAGTCAGCCACGGTGCGAATTGCAGCGCGACCCATGATCCGAGGCACGCGAGTCATCGCCGACAGGTCGTCGTTGATTACCGCCTGGCGAGTGATGCTGAACATCTTGCCGTAGGTACCAAGGATGATCTGCTCACCACGGTCGCCAACGGTGCCATAGGTGTACTCAGCCCCCTCAGCCACTTTATCGAGGGTCGGGAAGCTGGCCAGATCCACGCGCTTGGCGGCGCGGAAGTCCGTCAGGGTGCCTTTGGAGGTCCATTTCTGGAAGGTTTCCTCGGCCTCGTCCAGGCCTTTGAGCATGGACTTGTTCGCCACGTCGCTCAGCAAGTTGCCGAAATCGCTGGAGCTGTGAGTGAACGCCAGGCCGACGATGCTGTTGCGGTCCATGCCCGCAATACCAACACCGCGGTGCTGAAGGCTGGCGCGAGCCAACTCCATCAGGCTCATGCCGACGAATTGGTTGCTCGCCTCAACGATCACCAGGCCGGCACGGGCCTCTACTGCGTTACGCACCGAGTCGCCAACGATATTGCCGTTGCCAGCGTGGGCGTGCACGTCAGCGCGGGCGGCTGGTGCGGACGGTTGCGTGGATTCACCGAGCTTGGCCAGCAGCTTGTCCTTGGCCTGATCGGCGGTGATGCTGGAGTCCAGCAGGCAGGCGTTCAGCAGCTCGCCGTGAGCGGTGGCAAAACCACCAAACGCGGAGGTAATGCCGGCGCGGCGGGTTTGCTCGGCAGCCTGAACCTGGGCGGTGACTTCGGCCAGGGTCGGCGCTTGCGGCTGCACAGCGGCGGCAGGCGTTGCAGCAGGGGCTGGAGTCTGCACCGGGGCTTGAACCTGGGCGCGCGGCTGCATCAGTTGTTTCAGTGCTTCTGGCATGTTGTCGAATTCCTTCATGCGTTGAGAGTTGAGCTGGGCTGCAGCTGCGAGCGGCTCGGTAAGTTGGTCGGCAAAGCCGGCCTCGACAGCCTCGCGGCCTGTCATCCAGGTTTCCTCCTTCAGGAGGTCTTTGATTTCGTCCTCGCTCTTGCCGGTCTTGGCGACATAGGCCATGACCAACGAGCTCTCTACCTTGTCCAGCAGCTCGGCATAGCGGCGCATTGCGTCCGCATCACCGCCCTGCATGCCCCAAGGCTTGTGGATCATCATCATTGCGTTTTCGGGGATGTAGATGGTGTTGCCGGCCATGGCGATAACCGAGCCCATCGAGGCGGCAAGGCCGTCGATGTATACGTCCACATTGGCCGGGTGATTGCGCAGGAAGTTGTAGATCGCCATGCCTTCAAACACGTCGCCACCGGGCGAGTGAATGCGCAGGTCGATCTGACCAACGTCGCCAAGTGCCTTGAGGTCGGTGGCGAACTGCCGCGCACTGATGCCCCAGCCGCCAATCTCGTCATAGAGCAAGACTTCGGCGCGCCCCTTCGACAGCGCCTTAATGCTGTACCAACTCTGACCGGGCTTGTTGCTATCAGTCAGTGCTGCCATCGGCGCCATCAGCGCCTTCTTTCTACGGTTGCGCATCTGGCGCCTCCTGTTTTGATTCCTGAAAGTCAGGCCCTGGGACGGCAAGGTCTGCGCCGGTTGTTGCGTTGACCATCGCGCGCGCCTCGTCAGCAGTGATTAGCTTCCCAACGCCTAGGTAAACCTTCTGGATAGCCTCGACGGCGCTTAGTCCGTCTGACTTGGCAAGGCTGTGGAAAGAGTCAGAGCTGAACACCAGCCCCTTCTCACGGTTGGTTTTAATCTCAGCCTCTCGGGACTTTTTCAGTTCTTGCGGGTTGCGGCCACGTGCGCGAGCGACTTCTGCCTCGTCTGCAAAGCCGGACTGAACGAGAGAGTTCCAGGCTTCTGCCTCGTGCACCGGGTTGATCCACGGCATCACCGGGCCCTGGTAGACAGCGGCGTAAATCGTCCGCTGATCAACATCAGCCGGTACCTTGATGGCGCCAGAAGCAATGGCCATGGCTAGCCACTCCCGGTAAACCGGGCGGCACCAGTAGTCGATGAACTCGTGTTGCAGCAGGTCATAGCCAAGCTGTGACTCAACCAGCTCCTGGCGCTGGGCGCTGTAGGTGCCGTCGTAGCTGCGCGAAAGGGTGGAGTAACCAAGCCGCGTGCCGGCGGCGACCGCGCGCAGTTGGCCGTTGCGGAAGCCTTCAAGGAAGGGGTTTGGCCGGTTGCTCTCGATCATCCCCACGTCTTCGCCAGGCTGCAGGTCGTCAAAGACCATGCCGGGGGCGAATGGGAACGAGCGCGACCCGCCAGGCTCAGTCGGCGCGGTGTAAATGTCCGGGTTGCCCTTCTTGATGTACATGCATAGGGCGGCGCTGATGCGTGCCGCCACCCGCTCGCTTTCTTCGTAGTCCTTGATTTCGGCCAGGCGAATCAGCACGGAATGCAGGATGGGAACGCCACGGTTTTGGCCGATGCGCTTGCGGTGCGCAATGTGGATCATGTTTTCAGCCGGTACCGGCTTGGTGTTCTGGTAGTAACCCTGCATGTCGCCGGGGTGCGACTTGTGCAGGTGGTAGTTCCGGACGCGGCGCCAGGCGTCACGCTCTACGCCTTGCAGGATGCCCTTGGCGGGGTCGTTGTAATCCAGCGGCAGATAGTCTGGCTCCAGCAACTCCAGGGCGAACGGCACTTCGGTCTTGTAGGCGAAGTTGGCCACTCGGCCGCGCAGCTTTTGGGCCAAGGCCTCACCGTCGCGCATCCAGGTGCGGCAAACCATGCGTTCGACCTGCGGCCGAGTCAGCTCACCGGAAGTTTCCGGACTGAGCGACCACTCCGACCAGGCTGATTTGATAGCGGCGGCAAACCCAAGGTGAACGTCGCCAGCAATGTCCAGCGGCAGCGGCTCGACGCCAATACCCTGGCCACCAACTACGCGCTCTTCCAGGCGGTCAAACAGGCCAGTCACCAGGTCGTGGTTTTCATCTAGCCAGCGGGCCTGCTCGCGCAGGGACTTGCCGGCCAGGCTGATGGCCAGATTGGCGCTGTGTGGCTCGCCCTTGGCTTTGTGGGTGCGGCTTGGCTTGGCGGCCTCGTAGGCCTGGATCAGCCGGCGGGCAGCAAGCCGCTGAGCAACCATGCCAGGGGCAAATGGCGCGAGCGCTCTGTCGATGATGTTCATCATTTAGAAAGTCGCCAATGAGTGACCGGAACGGCCGCCCATGGCTGCCTGCGTTTCTGCGTTGACGCGGCGCTCCCACTCCAGCCGACCGGTGCGAATCTGCGCCAGGTCGACCAGGGTCAGGGTGCGGCCGTTGAAGGTGATTGAGCGCCCATCCAGCACAGCCAGCTCGGCCTCCATGTACTTTTCGAGCATCTGCTGTGCAGTGTTCATAGCCAGGACTCTCCGGGGCCGAGTTGTAGCCATCCGCCGGCGGCGGGGGCATGTTCTGTTGGTTGCTTGCTGATGACCTGGGCATCTACCGGCTTGGCTTCTGCCAGGCGGTCAAGGTCAAGACCGAAGCGCTGCTGGCTGATGCGCAGCGCGGCGAGCGCGTAGACAAAGCAGTCGAGAGCCTCGTTACGGCGCCCGCCCGCATCCCACCGATAGACCCGCGCGCCCTTCTCAATTTTCAGACGCTTGGTTTCGGCGGTGAGCTGCTTCAGCTCGGCCTCATCGCATATCTCGTCGTTGGCAGGCAGGTGGACGCATCCGGGAACCGGAACACCAGGCTGCGGCTGCAACTTCAGGCGGTTGTAAATCAGCTCCTTGGCGTTGTCGGTGCCGACTTCTGTCAGGTACACGCGGCTGCCTTTCGTGCGCTGGCGCGGGAAGTTCGCAATCGGCTTGCCGTAGAGGTTGGCGCCCTTGATGGGCACGACCCACTGCACGCCATGTTTGCGGCTTTCGGCGTACACCTCGTCGGTGTAGTGGCCGCCGGAGTCCCAGCACCACCGCTCGACCTTGAACTGCAGCGCATCCGACCGGGTGTAGAGCATGTGCAGCTTGAGCCCAACCTTGCGGCGTAGCTCTTCGCTGGCGGGGTCGCCGTTGAGTATCCAGCGATCCACGAGCCAGCACTCTTCGCCCTGGCCAAACGCCCAGACGCGACCCTCATAGCGGTCGTCCTGGGTATCGATGCCACCAACCAGCACAAGGGCCCTGTCCGGCACTTGCGGGTATACCTCGCGGCGGCCGTAGAGCGTTTCCCACTCCACTTTCTCGCCCTGGTCTTCTTCCCAGGTTTCGCCAAGCGTGGTGTTGGTAAAGGTCTTGAGCTTGCTGATGTCGCCCTTGGCTTTGTAGAAGTCGAGGACGATCCGGCCCCACGTCGTGAATGGGCTGTATGCCGTCCAGATGTGGAAGGTCATCGAGTCCGGAGTTGGGATCGGCTGATCATCAGCATCAAAGAAGTCGAGCCCGTCACGGGTCCAGATGCCTGTTTTCTCGCAGATCCAGCGACCTTTTACGTGCTGGTCCTGCATTTCGTGCTGCTGAACAACGCAGGCGTTGTGCTCGCACAAGTACCAAGCAGTACCAGGGCTTTCCGGGTCCCACTTGATGCCGTAGGCACAGTCCTTGCCACCCCATTTGAGGTACTGCTCGGCCTGGCAGTGCGGGCACGGCACATGCAGCCGGAACAGGTGCGGTGACTCGCTGGCCGCGGCCTCGATCTGACAAGTGCCCTTGATCTTTGGCGTGCTACCCCGGATCGACTTCGGGAAGGTCGAGCCTTCAATCCGCTTATCGCCCAGGAATGTCGGGCTACCTTCCTTCTCGACGTCGGGCTCAAACGCAGCCAATTCGTCATAGATGATGGTGTCGACCGACTTCTCGCGGTAGTTCTTCGCGGCCGCGCCACCGAGGCACCAAAGCTGTTTGGAGTGACTGAAGCGCTTTGTGTCGAGCGTGTTGTCGCGGTGCTTCTTGCCGTACCACGGCGCCAGGGCGTAGATGCTCGGCACATCGCGGATCATGGTTTCGACGTGGGCTTTCATGAAGCCCTGCGCCGCCCCGTCAGTCGGCAACAGCAGCAGGATGTTCCGGCGCTTGTGCTCGATCTGGTAAGCCGAGGCAGCCAGCAGCATCTTGGAGTAGCCGACCCGCGCCGACTTGATCACGTTGACGGTGCGGATCTCGTCATTGCCCATCGCGTTGAGGATGGCGACCTGAAAAGCCAGCGTTTCCCAACGGCCTTCCTGGTAGCTCGACTCGCTGGACAGGTAGAAGTTTTCGTCCGCCCACTCAACCGGCGTCATGGGTAGCGGGCGAGAAAGTGGAACAAGACCTACACGGACAGCACCCGCCAGCTCACTCAGTTGCAGCGTCGAGATAGTCATCGAGTAACCCAGGCAGACGGTCATCAAGGCCCGCCGCCCGGTTGCGCGCCTTGGCCAGCTCGCGCTGAACCGATTCAATGTGCCTGACCTCAAGGTCAGGGTGGCGGCGCTTTAAGGTCATCGGAAGGGTGTCGAGGATCGACCCGATCTCAGCGGCCAAACGGGACAGCACATAGGTCGCAAAACCAGTCGGGACGGACTTGCGCTTGGTGATGTCGTTCTTGAGTTCTTGCCCTTCGGCCTGGGCGGACGTTAGGCGCAGCCGCTCCTGCGTGAGCTTCGCCTCAGCATCTGGGTCAAGGCCCTCACTGAGCGGCGGCACTTCCGGTCGCACCTGGCCGCTATTCATGCCGCGCAAATAACGGATGTACGCCAATCGGCAGGCGTCAAGATCAAGGCCGCCAGCACCCTTAGAGGCAGGCAGGACGCCGTCTGTAACCAGGGTGCGTATCTGCCTGTCGCTCAAATCAATGTGAGCAGCGACTTCAATCTGCGTGGCCATGGCTTCGCCCAGGCGGAACCGGAAGCGGTCGCCCTGTAAAAAGTTCGTATGTAGTTCGGCGGCGGGGCGCGAATTACCCGCAGGGCCCCGGTGGGTCCGGGAGTACCTTTTGGGATTTCAAAGGCGCCTCATTGGGCGCTTTTGCACCAGGGCGGCGCATCACCGCGCCGTCGCGATGGCTCGGTCTAGGGCTTTCGAGAACTCTTTCGAGTAGTTCGCCTTGATGATGTTGTCCGCGATCTTGAAGAACGGAACGATCACCTTGTACTTGGGTGCTGAGTCAGTGAACAAGAACACTGGCCGCACACCTGTTGAGCTACCGATGCGCTTGCGTTCCCACACACCCTGCGAGCCATCTACATCCCCGACGAAGTACCGACCAGCATTGCCCTTCTTGCGGCTGCGCCTGCTGTTCGTTGCGTTGGCGCTGTACCCGCTCACTGTTTCTGCGGCACCAAGCCCCGACAATATGCGGATGGCCAACTGCCCTTTGATGTTGCCGTTCTGATCAAGGAACGGCTTCTGAGGTATCGCGTATTGGTTCGGGCTCATCAGCCCGCGGGCCAGTAACGCCATCTCAAACCGCTTACGACGGCGCACGCCACCATAGACGACGGCCTGCATATACCTGTCTGCAGGTATGCCGGCGTTGAACGTATCCTTGAGCCAGACCTTGGCCTGCAGCTTCTTGGGCTTGGCGGGCGCGATGAACAGGCTGTTGAGCGTGGTCTTGGTCGGATTATCGAGGCGCTTCTCCATCACTTCGAGAATGCCCTTCTTAACCAGTTGCGCGGTCTTGGTCAGTGCCAATGCAGTGGCGAACGGTATCTGCCGCTCAACACCCTTGAGCATCAGCGTGGCAGTGTCGAGGCCCTTGGCTGTGACAGTAATCACTGGCTGACCCTCGACTCACTCGCCCTTAGCTGCAGCACGCAGCTCCTTGATCATGCTCAGCAGGCTGCGGCCCTTGCTCGCCTCGGTATAGGCGAACCAGCCGCGCACCATCACCCAGGCAGGCAGGCCCGCGGCAAAGTGAAAGCCGCCCAAGGCCATCTGGCCATCAACGGTGGTACCCCAAGCAGCAATGTCGAGCCACTGGATCAGGGCCGCGCCACCACACAGGGAGGCGACCACAGTGCAGATCAGGGCAACAAACCACTCGCGGCGGGTGGTTGGCATGGTCATGGACATGACGACCACGACCACCAGGGCCAGGCCAATGGACGGGCCCAGCAGCTTGCCCAGGGCGTAACCGCCTACGGCAGTCGATGCTGGCTCGGTCATAGAGTGAATCCTTGATGTTGGCATGGTCGTGGCCACTCCCGGCTTGCGCCCGGCGGTGTCGTGTAAGCCCAGCCCTGCAATGCGCAGCTATCCGCTTGAAGCAAAGACGCGAGCACGAGGGCCGGAAATTCGTTATTTGCTGGATACAGCGTCTTTGACGTCTTTCGCTACAGCATCAGCAGCGTCTGCCACCGGCTTGACCGCGGCCGCGGTAAGCTCAACAGCGACAGCAACGGGGGCGAGCGCGAGTTTTGCCACGTCACCAACAAGGCCAAGAAGAGAGCCGAACATAAATGCCTCCGGAAACGAAAAAGCCCCGCACATGGCGAGGCTCTGGATGGGTTGGCGCTGGGTGGCGAGCCCTTTGACTGCTGTCGCACTCTGCCGAATCGCGCCCATAAAAAAGCCCGACTCAGTGGCCGGGCTTTCTGTTGTCATCCTCTAACACGCAGGAATGACACGATGGGCAAATAATCTATCACTCTATCAATGGAGTCAAGCGACCTCGCAACGAATCAGACCCTCCGCGTCGAGTATCTCCTGGGCAGCCGACAGCCCCTCATTCACCATCCGCTCCAAGTCCTTTCTGATCCCGCTGCGCCACCGGTAAAGGGTTGGCTCGGGGCGACCACCATCATCCCAATTTGCCATGTCATACCAGGCCGCCGGCAGGACATTGGTCGAGCGCTTACCGTCGATGCCTGGAAGGCGTGGCATTGCCCAGGTCACCGTGGCCGCATCACTGAACCGGCGCGGCGCGGGCGACTTCACCCGCTCGCACAGCAGCTCGATGGCAGCGTGCTTGCGCTCTACGTGGGTCGAATACTTGGCCACCAGGGCGCTCCACTGCTCCACCGACAGCTGGGTATGCAGGCGACTGAACACCATGCAGTCATAGACAAAGGCTGCAGCCCGCCCGCCATTCTCGCCGGCAATCTTGGCTGCCTGTATTTTCGGCTCAAAGTCGCACCCGCCGGCACTGTTGATTGTTTCCGCCGCCAGGGCCCGCACCACCGCACTCAACACGCTTGTATAGATCATGGTCGCCCTCAGTCCCCAGTGAAGTGCGCGCCGCCCGCACCCTTCTTGTTGTTGCCCTGGTAGTCCGCCGCCGGCCCCGTTACGGGGATCAAGCCAGCGCGCTCCAGCTGTTCTCTCTGCTGCTCTACCTGACGATTGGCCCGGTTCAACCTCACCCGCAGCTGTTGCACCATCCGCTCGCTGCTCAACGCCTGGCTGGTCACCCGATCGATCAACCCGGAGCCATTGCAGCCGGCGCAATCCATCACATGAAAAATGCCAGTGATGACGCCCTGGCCCTGGCACACCTCGCACCGAGCCAGAGGGATCACAGGCACCTGCCGCCTCAAGGCCGCTGCGCCTGGTATGGCTTGAACGTCACGCGCACAGCGCCGCCTGGCCGCACCTCATCGCTGAGCATGCACTGGGTCACGAACAGGCTGTCATCAACGCCAAGCGCATCGGCCAGCCCATCACGCCCGGACTTGAACGCAGCAATCAGGTTGTCGTCGTCACGCCGTGCGCGGTTCGGTGGCAGAAACTCAATCACCAGCAGCAGCCGACCTACTGGTGCAACCAGGCCGCCCAGCTTGGCGCCCATAAAGCAGCTGTAACGGTAAGCCTTCGCGGCCTTCGATCTGGCCCGCCAGTGCGCTCTGGCGTTCGGGCTGAGCACCTTCGGAGGCCAGGGCAGCAGCACCTGATTGCATGGCTTTTGCTCCATCTTCACCCTCTCCTAGTAGAAACGCAGGAATCAGCGGAAGCGCCCGACGCAGATGGCGCGCGGTCATCTTGTAGAAGTGCAGGAGCGGCCACTTTTGCGCCGTGCGCAGAGGCGAAACCACACGCATCCAGCCGCGAATGCCAGCGCTCCAACGCCTCGCGCCGACGCTCCATGGCATCCCGAGTCAGGTAAGTTTCGGCGGTAGTGCCCAGACTGTGATTGATCAGCAGCTCGCCCACCAGGTGATCGACACCAATGTCGGCAAGGCTGCTGCGCATAAGTTTGCGCAAGTCATGGCTAGTCCAGCCGCGACCACTCACCTGACGCATCAGGGCATGCGCGCTGGTATCGGCCAGCCTGGCGCCGGCACGCACCGGGAACAGCCATTCAGACTTCAGTCGAGGATCGGGCAGCGCCTGGCGGTAACGCTCCAGCAGGGCCAGCACCTGAGGCGTCAGTGGCAACACATGCTGGCGCCGAGACTTGGTGTTGGCCTCGGGGATCACCCACACCCGATCATCAAGGGACACATGCGCCCAGCGCGCCAGCAAGGTCTCTGCGATACGCGTGCCATGAGCCAACATCATCAGCGGCAGCATGCCTTTGAGCGGATCAGCGTTGAACGCCTCCACCAGCTGCGGCACCAGCACCGGCAGATCGACACGAGACAGCGCCGCCGGCTTGGGCCGCAACTTGCCCTTATAGAAGCTCTTGAAGGTTGCGCCGGCCATCGGGTTGCCTGCAATCCGGCCCTGCTCCTCGGCCATGGCGAACGCCTGGCGCATACCCTGCAGCGCCTTCTGCACGGTACGCGGCGCCAGCTCCTGGTGCATCGGCCACACCAGCTGGTCGTCCAGTGTCACCCGGTCGAGTTTCTTGATGGTCACCTTGCCCAAGCGCGGCAGCACATGCCGGCGCATCAGCGAGCCCATGCTCCCGCGATACTTGGCCGACCGGGCGCGGTCACCCTCAATCCGGCCAAGCCACCACAGCACCACATCGCCTGTGGTGCGCATCGGTGCCTTCGCCTTGGCAACACTCATGCCGCCACGCCCCGCACGTACACAAAGTAAAACCACACCACTGGCGCGCCAGGCAACGCCAGCACCGCCGCCACAGGTAAAGCCATCAGCGCCTTTTTCATGCTTTGTCAGCCTCGTCTTGAATCAAACCCGCTTCACGCAAAATTGCCCACTGCTCCGCCAACCATTTCAGGCAGATGCTCATGCCGGTGCCGCGCTCGCCAGGCGGTCAGCCACGATCATCCGGCGCACATCTCCCTGAAGGCCGGTATACAAAAACGGCGCACGACCGCCAGGGCGGGTAATGGTCCAACGCTTTTCCGGGAGTCGGCACAGCGCCACGGTGTAACCATCAGCAGTGACCCAGCAGCCCGGAATCGGCGAACCGTCCGCGTTTCTCTTGGCCAGCAACTCAACCTGATCACCCACGGCGCACCCCCAACTTCAAGCGCATGGCAGCCAACTCGGCGGCGGCCACTTCGGGCGACCCCTTGCGCTGCGGCGCCGGCAGGGCTGCCACTGGGGCCGGGGCCAGCTCCTCGCCGCGGGCCAGCTTCTTGCACTGCTCCAGGTACTTCGCGGCGAAGCGCTTCAAGCCGTAGGCAGGCTCCAGACGCTGCAGGCTGGAAAACCCAGCAGCCACCGCAGCGTGGAAGATGGCCGGATGGGACCAGCGGGCGCACGACAGCTGCGCCGGGTGGATGTTGCGCACAGCCTGGGTATAAGCGCGCTCGGCAGACGGCAAGCCGAAACCCTCCGGAGCAAAGCACCAGGCCACGAACTCACCAACCGGCGGCACGAAGGGCGAGGTATTGGCTGCGGCCATGCGAATGCCGTTCTGGATCTGCTCGATCCGGCAAATGTCGTTGCGCATGAACGCCGCAAGCCACTCCAGCTTGGCTGAGTCGAACTCGCGCTGGGTCGGCCAGCACTGGCGCCAAGCGGGCTTGATCCCCTTCATGGTTTCGAACAGATCGTTGATCACCTGCCGAGTGCCTTGGTCGACCTCGACCACCTTCGGCGCCTGCAGCGCGGCGATCTGCTGCGGCGTGATCGACGCGACCAAAGCGCTGGCCTTCACTGCGCCGCTCACAGGCGCACCCCATTCGACGCCCAGTCGCTGTCACCGCTGGCAGTTGGCTCAGGGCTGGCTGCAGACTTCACGGCCAAGCGCTTGGCATTGGCCACAAGCCGGTTGCACCACCCGGCCTGCGTGTCGGCTGCCGAGCGGGTAATCCAGAAGGCTACGAACTCAAGCACAGCACCAGGTGTGATGATCTCCGGCGCAAGGGCGGCCAGTCGGAGCTGGGTTCTCAGGGATACCTCGTCAGGCTGCCAACCCTCGTGCATCTCAAACCGCTGCCGCGCATCTACGGAAGCACCGGTAGGTGCTGTAGTAGTAGATGCAGATGAAGAAGAAGATGTAGAGCCGTCACCTTGCCGGGGGCTTGGTGCGTCACCATTGCCTGCACCTAAGCCCCCCTTTGGTGATGGGTTTTGCGGGTTGTTCTCGTCACTAAAGCGCGTATTTTCACCCCGCACGGTGCGCACATACTCATCACGGACCATTCGTGGGCTGAACCACAGCGGGCCTTGCTGCGCGGCCACCAGCTCTACTGGCTCACCGTTCTTACGGCCACTGCGCGGGGTGTACACCAGGGCTTCGCAGGCGCCCTTTTCAACGCCATACAAAACACCGCACTCAACCAACTCATTCAACAGCTTCACTGGGCAGCCCAAAGCCTGCGCGATTTGCTTCAAAGGCCACCGCAAAAGGCCGTAATCATCGCTGTCATGCAGCAGGCCCAGCAGCTCAATCCATGCACCGCGCGCGCCCCAGCTGCAGCGGCGCAGCTTGGCGTTGTTGCGCCAATCAGCGGGGTAAAACTGGAAGGACGGACGCTTCACAGAGCACCCCCTGCGATCTTCTGCGCCAGCAGGGCCAGGCCCTTCGGCGTAACGCGCACCTGCGAGGCCAGGCGGCTATCGCCCTGCTCGTCTTTGCCGAGCACCGTCACCTTATGGTCCAGCAGGCCACTGGCAATGCGCGGCTGATAGGCAACCCAGTGCGCAGAGCCTTCGCGGCGGTAGATCCAGCGATTGGCCTTCAGGTAGGCCAGCAGGTCTTTGCGCTGCACATGCAGGTGCTTAGCCGCATCAGTCATGCACATCGTGCCACCGGCATCAGTCAGCAGCTCCAGGGCCTGAACCTTGGGCGCCTGCTCGGCGATCACCAGGCGCAGGTTTACGCCCTGCTCAGCCAAGTCAGCCGCAAGGCGCAGCGCCTCAGGCAGAGACTGGGGCAGGATTGGCGCTGACACGTTCTCCAGCTCGCGCAAACGTGTCACCACACGGAAGCGCAGCGGGATGCTGTAGCCGGTGATCAGGGTTTCAGTCAGGTCGCGGTCGAGGTTGAAGCACGGCAGCGAGCGCCCGGTGCTGTCTTGATAGCTGCACCCAAAACTGGGTTCAGTGATTTCCAGCTCGGCGAGCATGTTGCGGATGTCGCGCATCACATGGGCGTGACGCTTTCCGGTCAGCTCGGCAATCTCGCGACTGCTCATGGTCACCGGCTTGTCGATCTTCATCGGTTGATTCATAATCAGCTCCACATAGTTGTTGCTGTAGAAGAAGCCGGGCCGCAATCCCGGCTTTTTTGTGCCTGAAATTCAGGCGGCCTTAAGCGACTCGCGCAGCACCAGCAGCGCGTCGATCGCTTCTTGGATGGCTTTATCGCCTTGGGCCTTTTCGTGCTGGCTCAGGTGGCTGTCCGCCGTGGCGTCGAAGATCAAGCGGCTCACATCACCCGACTCAGCGGCAAGGCTGGCCAGGGCCGAAAGCAACGGCTTGGCCGCCGGGCGCTTACGCGACACCACATCGCACTCGAACTCATCAGCCAACGCAGCCAGCACCCGATAACGCCCGTCTTCAGACAGATGCGTGAGTACCTGGCCGAACATCTCCAGGTTCATCCGGTGCGCTTCCCGATTCGGGTTGGCGCAATCGAGCAGCCGCGTTTCGTTCACGCCCATGCGCTTGGCCAAGGCGGTGCCGCCATCAGCCTTAACTTCGCGGTGCAGGGTTCGTTCAAAGTGTTCCATTGCGAAACTCCGTTATTTCTCGCGTGGCGCCCAGGCGGCGCGTGAGCGAATCTGGCGTTACTGATTCAGGCGGTCTCATGCTGCGGAGTCGCGGCGCAAGGCATGGCATAGGTCAATAGCTTTGAACGCCCCGGAAGTCTCAGACTCGGCGCGCAACGCAACAACCGCGCTAATGCGGGAAGAGCCGGAAATCCATTGGGAGACGGCGGATTGAGTAACCCCAAGGGCCTTGGCGGTTTTTACCTGGCCTCCGAAATGGTCAATAAGCTGCTGAATTAGGGCGGTCATGATAGCTACCAATGATAAGCGTGCTTATACAGTATGCGAGAAGAAGCCTTATTTGCAACAGGATAAGCGCGCTAATACGCTCACCCGCATGGACTTATCGGAACGAATAAAGGCCGCACGCGCGCACGCGGGCCTGACACAGCGCCAGCTCGCCGAAGCTGCCAAAGTAGAGCAACCCCTTATCTCGCAGCTTGAGAACAGGAAAACTCTTAAGACTGCGCACGTCGCGCAAATAGCAAAAGCTTGTCGGGTGAGTGCTATTTGGCTGTCCAGCGGCGAGGGCGAGATGCTTCAAGGCAAGGCGCCCGACCCGGCACCAGGAGCCCCAAGCGAAAAGGATTACGCCTTGATTCCGCAGTACACGGCGAAAGGATCAGCCGGTAACGGCCACCTAAATGAGCACGTTGAGGTTAAGGGCGGGCTCGCATTCAAGCGCGACTGGCTTGCGCGTCTTGGCGTCAAGGAGCAGCGCTGCAGCGTCATCTATGCCCAAGGCTCCAGCATGGAGCCCAGCATCGGGGATGGCGAGGTGGTGCTACTCGACCATGACGCCACCGAGCCGCGCGACGGCAAGGTATACGTGCTCCAGCGCGCCGATGGCGAAATCATCATCAAGCGCCTGATCAAGCAGATGAGCGGGTGGGTCATTCGCTCCGACAACGAAGACAAACGCCGCTACCCAGACGAACCCATCAGCGCAGACAACCTACAGCACGTCGAGGTGGTGGGGCGCGTGGTTTGGCGCGGCGGCGGGATGTAACTCCTCACAAAACAGCAAGGAACGCACCATGACAACGCTCGCTGACCGCAAAATCGCCACCACCCCGATTGCCATTCTTGACTTTGAGACAACAGGCCTCACGCCCGGCCATGACCGTGTCGTTGAGGTTTCTGTCGTGCGCCTTGAGCCCGGCAAAGAGCCTGAGCTGGTGTTCGACAGCCTGGTCAACCCGCGGCGGCGCATGGGCGGCACGGACATTCACGGCATTACCGCCGCGGATGTTGCTGGCGCGCCAGAGTTTGGCGACATTGCCGGCGACCTGGTGGACGCGGTTTCTGGTTGCGCCCTCGCCGCCTATAACGTCTATTTTGACATGAGCTTTCTGGACTTCGAGCTGAGCAACGCTGGCGTCCAGCACGAAATCCCCCACTTCTGCCTGATGTACATGCGCCCCATGCTGGATCTTGGCAAGCGCTGCCGCCTTGAGGTGGCCTGCCAGGAGATGGGCGTCGAGATGGAGGCCGCGCACGTTGCCGCCGCCGACGCCATGGCCTCGGCCCGGCTCATGCAGAAGTACCTGGGCAGCATGCGCGACATGGGGCTGAACACCTATGGCGACCTGATGGACCTGAAGAGCTACAAGTTCCTGAACAGCTTCCATAACACCCCGCTGCCAGGCGCTGAAGATTTTGGCCTGGCCTCGCACGGCATCAACCAGTCGCGCGTTGGCTTCTCGCTTACCGCACAGCTTGCCGAGCGCGCCAGGAAGGCCGCGCTACGCAAGGGCCTGATCACCTATTGGGACGCCCTTAAGGCGGCCGTTTCAGACCTGTATATAGACCCTGGCGAACTGGCCGAGCTGTTGGAAATTCGGCAGCACTATGCCCTGAGTGATGAGCAAGTGCGCGCACTACACTCCAGAATCTTTGCCGCCGTCATCGTTCGCTACTCAAGCGACAATGCCGTGGATGCTGGCGAGACGCTACGCCTGAAGCACCTGCGCGCCTGCCTGTCCACGCTTGGCTGGGCGCCGGGCGACTAAGGGCGAGCCACCTATTGCATGTGCGCAAGGCAATTGACAAATCCCGATTGCCCTGTACCCTTCTGCAACCTATAAAAACTATAGATAATGAGCAACGTTCTCCCATTCCCGCTGTCGAAGAAACAAGCGCTCATTGAAATACGCGCAATGCCATCGGTGCGCGTGTTCTTTCCCAAGCATGCGCGGGAGCGAATGACCCAGCGCTCAATAACGCGCCCCGACGTGATGGGCTGCTTACAAAGCGGCAATATCACCGAAGGGCCTGGGTTAATGCCGGGCGGCCAGTGGCGCATGACCTTGTCATGGTTTCGCGCTGGCCACCCGCTGATTGTTGTCGTGGAGCTCGACGTGGATGACGATGGGTCATTTGCGGTTGTGGTGACCACCATTGATTAAGGAAGCAACCATGTACCACTACGTAGAATGTGGCCTACCGAATGTGTGGCTTCGCAACGGCTTCGTGGTGAAAGACACCCCCTACGGCGAGGGCGTGGCGATCAAGGACGTCGACGGCTTGCAGCGGGCCATTGGCCAGATGCTGGCCGAGCAGGAGTCGCGCCTATCAGGCGCTGAGTTCCGTTTTTTGCGCAAGGAGCTTGAGCTCTCCCAGGAGAGCCTGGCGAGCATCATCGACAAATCGAGCCAGGCCGTCGCCCTGTGGGAGAAAAACGACAAGGTGCCAATGATGGCCGATCGCTTTATTCGCGGCCTGTACCTGGAGGCAACTACTGGCAACGCCAAGCTGATGGAATCCATCAACCACATAAACCGCCTGGATCGCGAGATCCATGAGCTTAGCCTGTCGTTCGACGACGGCTGGCAACAAGAAAGCCAGTCCGTCGCCTGACCAAGAGCCCCGCCACCGAGCGGGGCTTTTTCATCTCAAGCCCGCCAAGCGCGGGCTTTTTTACGCCCGCATTTCCATACAACGCAATCGCACAATAAAAAATATAAGCACCCTTATTGACCCGAAAGGATAAGCGCGCTTATATTTATCCCATCGAAGCAGCAACACCGCATCGACAGGCCGAGAGGCCTCGGGCAACCGAAACGCTCTTTCACAATTTGCGGAACACACCATCAGGTGGGAAAGGTCGTTAGCACACTTATAGGCAGGAGCCTCCCTAAGCGTCGCCGTATCAACCTCGGATCTTGGTGGGAACGCGATCAGCATGCGGCTCCGCTCGGTTTTCGGCGGCGCGGTGAGCTGATTGACATGTAGAGAAGTGAACCAGGCTGACGCCAGCTGCGTGCCTGGTTACTTGCGCTTTCCGAGACCCGGCGAACCACCCTTGAAGACAGTGATCTCCGAAAAGTCTTCGTGCTTGCAGGGGTGAATACCAAGGTCGATGTCATGGGCCTGGTCTTTACACCTCTGACACATCACTGGGTTCAAGAAGAACACCGGATCTGCCTTCGCCGGCTTTCCGCACTCCCGGCATGGTCTTGTCTTTTGAGCCTGCTCCCATTCGGCGGCGCTCTGAGCCGCTCTTTCGGCGGCCTTGGCGCGGTCTTTCGAGCTCAGCTTTCTCCGCTTCTTCTTTTTGCTCTGAGCATCTTTCTCCGCCTTGGCGTTGATCGTGATGAACGCCTTGCGCAGCTGCTCATTAACCAAATCGGTAGCCATTTAGTCCCCTCCATGGTGCCAGGGACTGATGTTACGCCGGCGCCACTGAATGCACACCAATCGCCGCAAGGCAGGCCAGCCCACAGTGCCGAATAACTGAGGCCGCAACACCAGTTTCGTTTTCCTCTGCCGGCACTTCGGAGCCGGCTTTGGAAAACACCCTGGAGCAAGCAGATGGACATCTACGCAGCAATGGCCGACCAGAAAGCGGCCAAGCAAGGGTTGAAGGCTTCGCTCGGCAAGATCAGCCAGGCGGCGCCGAGAAAGCGCGCCAAGACCTACACCGAAAAGCAGCACCAGGCAGCGATAGACGCCGCAGTTAATGCCGCGCTTGAAGAGGCCGCCCGCCTCGTCTGGTCGAAAGTCGGCATTGCACTTGGTCGCCGACAGGAAGCCGACTGGGCAATGGTTCACATCAAGTCGCTAAGGCGGTAGCCGGAGGAAATCACCATGTTTGAAGGCATCAAGCACAGCTTCAGCAGCGACGGCCTGACCGTTGCCAGTTACACCGCGGGCGCCGTGATGGGAGGCGTCAGCTTCAGCAGCGAGCCGAATCGCACCGCCATTCGCAGCAGCATCGGCCCGGATGTGGCAGTGCGCGAATGCACATGGAGCCACTACTACAGCGGCATCCTGCGCCGCCACAAGGCGCGCGCCCATGAAGAGGTCAGTAACTACGCATGACCGGCCCCTTTCACTGATGCACCTGGGTAGCCGGGTGCATTGGGAAATCAACCGGAGGAACAGCCCTATGAAACAAGCCCTACTCGCAATTCCCCTGTGCCTGGCCATGTCCGGCGCATTCGCGGCACCCACTGACCTGGCCATCTGCACCGGCGGCCAAGGCGGCTTCTACGAAGCCTTGGGTACCGACATCGGCCGCTCGGTGAACAAGGCCACCAACGTCAAGGTTGAAGTCCTGAACACCGGTGGCAGCGTCGAGAACGCCGCACTGATGAAAGACGGCGACTGCGCCCTGGCCATCATCCAGGCCGACGCCGTTACCAGCCAGCCGCTGCCACCTGACTTGAAGGTCGTGGACGCCCACACCGAGGTGGTCTACTGGATCTTCGGCAAGTCCGGCGTCGACAACTTCAACGAGATGGAAAACGACTCGGTGGCCAAGAAGTACGCCTTTGCCACGGTCGCCGGCTCGGGCGCTGAGGTGACCCTGAAAAACTGGATCGACACCGACGACGACTACAAAGGAGCGGTGCCGGTTGAGTTTGACGACTGGTACCAGGCCGCTGAAGCCGTGTCGCAGGGCTTCGTGATGAAGGCCGGCGTCAAGGTCGAGATCGCCGGCATGCTGTACATCAGCCGCCCCGGCAAGATCAGCACCGACATCACCGAGGACTTCGGCCCCAGCCTGACCATCGGCCAGGTCGAAGACAGTTCCTTTCAGAGCAGCAAGGACGCCAACGGCAACCCGCTGTACGTCCAATGCGAAATCGACGGCAAACAAACGGGTGGCCTGGCCACCAGCACGATCAGTGACTCTGACACCTACTGCCTGAAAGCCCAGGTCGTTTACAACAACGACTGGCACCAGGGCGACCGCAAGATTCGCCGTGCGATCGACAAGAGCATCAACGGCGTAGTGAAGGCGGTTCGCTGATATGGGTCTAAACCTGCTGATCTTTTCAGCGGCCATTGTTCCGTTCGCCACTGGCTGGATATTGGCCCGGTGGCGATACAAGCGGCCGAAGCAGTAACGAACAACCAGCGCCACGACTCGCCGCCGTTAGCGGCTACCTGAGCACCAAGCGGCCGCTGTGTCCGCCCTCTCCCGCTGATTAGCTGACCCAGCCCTAAGCTGCTGGCGAGCGTCACGGGAGGAAACGCAGAAGCCGGGCAATAACGCCGTCAACGGCCCGTAGCCCCGCGGGTGGCATTAGGGGGGACCGATCACCTGGGCAACCAGGCTGCATCGGAGTGTGATCGGCGAGTCGCAGTGATAGCAGGGTGGCCACCTTGCCCCGAGCCGATAGGCAGCGCGAGCTGACTGGTGAAGACGGGCAACACCCGGCTCGATTCGATCACACCCCGATGCAGGCATTCCGCCGCATCAAAACCCCTGGGAAGGACGCGAGTCCATCACTGGGGTCAGATCGGGCACGATCAGCGGCCAACCCACGGCGCAAGACGCTCCAGTGGTTGGCAGAGGAAGCGTAAGCCTCTACCCGTGCGACGGGTAAGCGCTGCAAATAGTCGCGTCATCCAACACAGCGCCCCATTCAACACAGGCCCGGCAACTGCTGGGCCTTTTCATGCGCGCAGCGCGCATCAAGGAGACCTACATGCACCAGCAAATTCAGCAGCACCGCGAAGTGCTCGATGCCCTGCGCACTCGCTCGATCATGGCCGCCGCCGAACTCCACCGCCTGACGGGCACCGAGCCGCAGCCGGCCGCCGCGCGCTTCAAAGTGCAACCGGTGAGCGCTGGCCTGTTCCGCATCACCGACACCACCACCGGCAAGGTCAAGGGCTGGAAGCGCACCCACGGCGCCGCATGCGGATTTGCCCAGGCCTTGGAGCGGGAGGCGCGCCAGTGATCAGCCTTGAGCTTTCCAGCATCCAAGCCAAGAGCGCCGAGCGCGAGGTGATCGCCAGCGCCTGCGAGCGCTTTATCCGTGATGGCGGCAAGATCGTGGCCGTGCCGGGTATCGAGGGGCGCTCTGACAGCCCCCACGCCTGGAACCGCAACGATATGGCGCTGCCCGGCAGCAGCCAGACTACCCGCGACCACAACGCAGACGCGGCGCTGGCAGAGCGCATCAAAGAGATAGCTGCCAAGGGCGGTGGCATTTCCTCGATGCGCGTCACGCTGCAGGTAGACCCGAGCCGGATCAAGCGGGTAGCCAAAGCCTTCGGCATCGAGATACCAACGGCGCGGGCGCCCACCACCATCAGCCCGCGGGCGCGCCAAGCAATCAGCGAAAGCCGTGCCACAGTACGCACGCCCAAGGTCGAGATCGTCGCCACCCTGGCCGCCAGCGGCAGCACCATCGACGTCATGGCTGCAGCCGTAAGCGTGAACCGTCAGACCATCATGCGTTGGCTCAAGCAGTACGACATTAAGCGCGGGCCAAAGATGGATCTGTCCGCATGAAGCGGCGCGTCACCCGGCAGATCGCCGCGCGGCGTATCGCACACCTGGACCTTGGCTCAGCACCAGCACCTGCCGCCCATGAGCAGCACCAGCACGCTGGCCACGCCAAACCGAAGAGGAAGCCCTGATGGCTGCAAGCAATGCACAGCGCCAGGCGACCAAGAACGAGCGCGAGAAGGCCGACCTCAAGCGCCTGGGTGGCCGCATCTGCCGCTTCCACCTGCCAGCCGCGCCCGACGCCGCACTGGCCGAGCTGATGGAGTGGCACGGCGTGAGCGACTGGCGCGAAGCCATCCAGACCCTGCTGCTGCGCCTGCATGCGGCCGGGCCTGAAGCGTCGGCGCCCTTCCTCGCCGTGTCGCGTCACGAAATAACCATATCGCCGAAAGTGTCACGCATCCTCGCCGAGTTCGTGGCACCGGCAGAACCCGAGTAACCCACAGCCACTGGCCAGGAGTCCCCATGCGCCGCATCTACCTCGCCGGGCCTATGACCGGCCTCCCCGACTTCAACTACCCAGCCTTCCATGCGCAAGCAGCACGCCTGCGCCAGCTCGGCTACCACGTCGAGAACCCAGCCGAAGGCGCCGTGCCACCCTGCGGCACCTGGGTCGGCTACATGCGCAACGCCATCCAGCAGCTGATGACCTGCGAAGCGGTTGCCCTGCTGCCCGACTGGCAGAAGTCCCGCGGCGCCCTCATCGAGCACGGCCTGGCCGTAAACCTGGGGCTGCCGGCCAGGCCGGTCGATGAGTTTCAGGGGCAGGCGCCCGCGCACCCGCTGTAACAGCAACCACCTACCCACAACGCTGCAGCCGGTAACGGAGGGCGGCGCCTGGAGAAAGCCATGACCACCTACGGCAGCGTATGCAGCGGCATCGAGGCAGCCAGCTGCGCCTGGCACCCACTTGGCTGGCGCGCAGAGTGGTTCGCCGAAATCGAACCGTTCCCCAGCGCGGTGCTGGCTCATCACTACCCTGGCACGCCAAACCTCGGCGATATGACCCTGCTCGCCGCCCAGGTGCTGGCCGGCACCATCAAGGCCCCCGACGTTCTGGTCGGCGGCACCCCCTGCCAGGCATTCAGCGTGGCAGGTATGCGCGCCGGCCTGGACGATCCGCGCGGCGCCCTGACTATCAAGTATGTGGAGCTTGCAGATGCAGTTGACCATGTTCGATCAACCCGCGGCGACGATGAATGCATTGTCGTCTGGGAAAACGTCCCCGGCGTCCTCTCGGACAAAGGCAATGCGTTCGGGTGTTTCCTCGGGGCCCTGGTGGGCGAATCCGATGCGCTACTCCCGGCAGGGGGAAAATGGACGGACGCTGGTTGTGTGTATGGCCCCCGTCGAACAGCCGCATGGCGGGTGCTGGATGCCCAATATTTCGGCCTGGCCCAACGCCGCCGCCGTGTGTTCGTTGTCGCAAGTGCTCGAGCGGGGTTCGATCCCGCAGCGGTACTTTTTGAGCGCGAAGGCGTGCGCCGGGATACTCCGCCGCGCCGCGGCCAGGGGCAAGACATTGCCGGACGCGCTCCATTCGGCCCTGCGCTCCAGTGCGGATGCGGTTATCTGTTCGGAGAATCCCTAGGCGAATACGGCTGCCCGAACTGTGAGGGCGACGAAGGCCCAGCGGTCAGCGTGATAGCGGGCGTGCCTGCATTCGGCAGCGCAAAGCTGGACGGCTCGCTATTCCAGGCCGGCACGCTGACCGCGAACGGAGCGCGGGGCGACTTCGAGAGCGAGACGTTCTGTGTGACACCGCTGCGCGCGCAGCACAACTCAAGCCTACGCCACGACACTGATGCCTATGTTGTCGGCACGCTACAGGCGGGCGGCAAAGCCGCAGGCAGCGCAACCCAGCAGGATGCCGAGTCCGGCCTACTGGCGGTTCACGGCACCCAAGACCCGGTTGTACAGGTTGACCAGGCTCACACGCTTGGTCGGAACCATGGCCAGGAGAATGCAATCTTCGCCATCCAGAATGCCACTCGCGGAAAGGATCAGAACGGCCTGGGCATTGCCGCCGACTCACCCATGTACACACTGGACCAGGCCAGTCAGCACGCTGTCTGCGTAACCGGCGACATCACCCACACACTCAAAGCCGATGGCTTCGATGGTAGCGAGGACGGCACAGGGCACGGACAGTCAAGTGCTCCGGTCCTTTCCTTCAAAGCGGGGCAGTCAGAGGCGGCGGGCGGGGTATTCGTCACGGAGGAATACGCCCCGACGCTCCAGGCTCAGAACAACGGCAGCACTGCAACCCCATCTGTGATGGTTGGCTCAGCCGTCCGCCGCCTCACCCCGCGCGAGTGTGAGCGCCTACAGGGATTCCCAGACGACTACACGCTGATCCCCTGGCGCGGTAAGCCCGAGGATGAATGCCCTGACGGCCCGCGCTACAAAGCCATCGGCAACAGTAAGGCTGTTCCTGTTGTGCGATGGATAGGGCGCCGCATCCAGCAGGAAATTGCCTAAGCCCCACCCTACCCGGTCGTTCCTTGTCTGATGCACTGACCGGGCGGGCGGCGCCCGCGAATTATCGACCTCAACACCCAATCACGCCACACGGAGATACCCATGAAGCCTGAAATGATCACCCTGAAAGCCGGCCAGGCCACTATCAAGATGCCGGCCACCGCGCTGGCGCAGCTTGCGCTGGCCAGCGTTTTCGGCCAGTTGGTGCCGCAGCAATCGGCACCAGCACTTCCTGCCGGCGCTGTTCCTGCGCTTGGCGCTTACTGGCCTGGCCAGGGCGGCGTGAATGCCGGCCTTATGCGCGGCCTCGACGGGGCACGCGATTACTACCTGATCGTGCCGACCGGTGATGACGCCGAGTTCGAAGAGCTGAAGTACGGCCCGCGCGACTTCGAAGTGCCTGGCGCCGACAGCGCCTGGGATGGCCTGGCCAACACCAAGGCCCTGCTCGCCTCTGGCAAGTCGCACCCAGCGGCCGAGGCCTGCAATGGCTTCACCCGTGACGGCCACAGCGACTTCTACCTGCCGGCCCGTCGTGAGCTGCAGACGGCCGAGGCGGTGTGCCCTGAGGTGTTCAGCAAGGGCTGGCACTGGAGCAGCACGCAGCGCTCCGCCGACACCGCATTCGGCGTGCACTTCGGTGATGGCGGTCAGAACAACCTCGTCAAGCACTACGAGCTCCGTGTCCGTCCCGTCCGCAGATTGTTCATTTAATCATTCGTTAATTCATTCCTGGCCGACAGGCCAGCAGTAACTCAGGGGCGCATCAGCGCCTTTTTTGTTGCCTTCAGAAAGAGGAAGCACCATGCAATCAGTAGCCCTGGCAGCACCAGCATTCACCCTCCCTGAAATCGGCCAAGCCTACGGCGGCGGCTTCTTCTCCGGGATCACCGTTCAGGACGGCAAGCGCTACATGCTCATCACCGCAGGCCGCGAGCATGAGCTTGAAGGCGAATGGGGCGAGTACGGCACGAAGATCGAAGGCGCCGACAGCTTCACCGATGGCCGCGCCAACACCGAGGCCATGGCCGCCGCTGGCAGCGAGCTGGCCCAGCAGGTTCTGGCGCTGAGCATCGGCGGCCACAGCGACTGGGCGATCCCGGCGCGCGACCAGCAGGAGCTGCAGTACCGCAACCTCAAGCCCACCGCGCGGGAGAACTACTGCTGCGGCCGTGACGGTGACAACCCGAACAGCCTGCCGATCGGCCTGCTCTACACGCCTGAGTCACCAACCAAGACCACGGTCGGTGCCTTCCGCGAGGGCGGCAGCGAGGCCTTCCAGCCAGCCTGGTACTGGTCGAGTTCGCGGCGCTCCGCCTACGACGCATTCTTCATGTACTTCGTTGATGGCTGTCAGGACAACCTCGGCAAGGACATCGAGCTCCGTGTCCGTCCCGTCCGCAGCGAGTTGATCATTGATTAATTTGTTCATTCAGCCGGCCGCTTGCGGCCGGTGCTTTTGGGGAACCTTGCCGAATGGCTATGCACACGGATCTGCCGATACACAAAGCCGCCTTTGACCTGCTGAGCATGGCCACTGACATAACGCGGAACATCCCGCGCGACTTTAAGGCTGGGCTCGGCGCCAAGGTCAGGGACGAGTGCATCGAGGTGATGGTGCTGATCGCCCGAGCAAACGCAGCAAAGGACAAGCGCCAGCACCTGGGCGAGCTGGTTGAGCGTATCCAGGTGGTTGAGTTCCTGCTGCGGCTGTTCAAAGAGAAGCGCTTCATCAGCATTCCGCAGCACGCCGCGGCGATCCTCGTCACGGCATCCATCGGCAAGCAGGCCAACGCCTGGAAGAAGTCCGCAACCGCGCCCGCCACCTGAAGGTCACGGCCTTCACGTCTGTGCGATTTGAATCTGGTCGTGCCGCTGGCCCCTGGGTCACCGCCATGCGCATCAGAGATACCGCCGGTCTAAAGCGTCCGCGTAGGTCTCGCGCAGTTTCCTTGCTGATCGGCACTGCCTTCGGCTTGGCGACGTAGATAGCACGATAGGTCGCAGCGCTCCGCCAACAACGCATTCAACATGAACTTCGATGATGGCAATCAGAACAACAACGACAAGAACAACGAGCTCCGTGTCCGTCCCGTCCGCAGATTCGACTGTTGCACCTTACCCGTTCTGCGATTTGGTCCAGGCCTACTACGATTGCCGGCGCTCCAAGCGCAACAGCGCCAGCGCGCTGGCCTTCGAGGCGGACCTAGAGCGGAACCTTGTTCAGCTACACGACGACCTGCTCGCCGGCACCTACCGGCCTGGCCGCTCGATCTGCTTTGTGGTTACCCGACCCAAGGCGCGGGAGGTGTGGGCGGCGGCCTTTCGGGATCGCGTTGTCCACCACCTGCTATACAACCATGTGGCCCCGCGCTTCTACGCCAGCTTCATAGCGGACAGCTGCGCGTGCATCCCGGGGCGCGGCACGCTGTACGCCGCCGAGCGACTTGAGGCCAAGATACGCAGCGCCAGCCAGAACTGGGCGCAGCCTCTGTTCTATCTCAAGCTGGACCTGGCCAACTTCTTCGTGGCAATCGATAAGCAGGTGCTGCGCCAGCAGCTGGCCAAGCGCATCACCGAGCCTTGGTGGCTGGCCCTGGCCACGCATATCCTGATGCACGACCCACGCAGCGACTATGAAATCCGCAGCCCGCGCCACCTGTTCAACCTGGTGCCGCAGCACAAGCGCCTCACCGCGCAGCCTGCGCACCTGGGGCTGCCCATTGGCAACCTGTCGTCGCAGTTCTTCGCCAACGTCTATCTGGACGGCCTGGACCAGTTCGTAAAGCACCGTCTGCGCTGCAAGCACTACGTGCGCTACGTCGACGACTTCGTGCTGCTGCATGAGTCGCCCCAGCAGCTGAACGCCTGGCGTGAACAGATCGAGCAGCACCTGGCCACGCTGGGTGCCCGGCTCAACCCGAGCAAGACCATCCTGCAGCCAGTGGCCCGCGGCGTCGACTTCGTGGGCCACGTCATCAAGCCCTGGCGGCGTACCACCCGGAAGCGATCAGTTGCCCAGGCGCTGACCCGCACCGCTACAGCGCCAGCAGCTGACCTGCGTGAAACCGCCAACAGCTACTTCGGCCTGCTCAGCCAGGCCAGTCACAGCGAGAAAGACCGCGCCAAGCTGGCGCGCCTGATCCTCAAGCGGGGCCACAGCGTCAACGCGGGCCTGACCAAGACCTATCCAAACCGATAACCGCGCCACTGGCGCCTGGGGGAAGTCATGCCCGAAGAAAATCAACGCATCACCCGCGAACACCTGCCAGGCCTGCTGCTGGCCCGAGCCATATGGGAGCGCGGCCCGAGCCTGTACTTCCCGCCCGCCCTGAAAACCGCCACCGACCAGGCCCGCGCATGCAGCCTTGAAATGAAAACCCATTGCGTCGAGCTATACCGCGATGCGCCAGAACTGCATGAAGTCGTGCTAGCCAGCGAAGCCCTGGCAGCCTGTGCGGCGCGGGATGCGCGGATTGTGGAACTGGAAAGCGGCCAGTCTGCCGATATGTTCCTGACGCTGACTGGCGAGATTACGCAGCTACGCGCCGAACTCGCCGCGATCAAGGCGCAGGAGCCGGTGGCTGTAATTCATCAGCAGCATGGGTTCTGCTGGTATGAGGGCAAGAAACCGCAAACAGGAACCAAGCTCTACGCCGCGCCAGTGTCCGAGGCCAAGGCGCAGGGAGGGGTGATGCCTGAGCTGTCAGCGGCAGAGCGTGAAGGCCTGCTTGAGTTTCACCAGTCCGTTTGCTGCGACGCCGGCCATCGTGTTGATAAGCCAGGCATGAATCGCCTTTCAGAGATTGGCGCTGTTCAGTCTTGCGGCTTTGGCAAGCACCGCCTAACTGAGTTTGGCGTCTATCTGCTCGGCCTCAACGCCGCCCCTGTTCAGCAGGTGAGCGTGCCGGATGGGTGGCGGCTGGTTAAGGTCGGAATCGAGGGTGTTCAGTTCGGCAACGCATGGTTCTCGCATGAGGGCATCACAGGATATACCGCCGATCAGTTGAACTCCGGTAACTGCCGGATCACTGGGCGGGCGTACATGGATTGGCTCGCCGCCGCCCCAGCAGCGCCGGCATCGGGCGCGGGGCTGGTTGAGGCGCTACGGGAGCTTGCTGATCAATTCCGCGAGGCGTGGCCAGAGCACACGGGGAAGTATCACTTCCTGATCGGCGCCGGCCTGAGCATTGTCGCCCACCGCTCGAAGGGGGTGGTGTGATGCGCCATATCGAGCAGCTGGTTGAAGAAAGGCGCCGCATTAATCGGCAAATAGCGGAGGCGATGAAAGCGACTTTCCTTGGGAAATCGGTGCTAGTAACCCACCACCGCGGAAGTTTTAAAGGCACTGTTGCGCATGTATCTAGCATCGGCGAAACATGGGTGATGGTCAAAAACGACAAAACTGGAAAGTCATCACAAAGATGGCCGCTTTGCACTTCTGACGGAATTCCTGATGTGCAGGTAATCGAGGAGCCAAACCATGACTAACACCCTTAACAACGTGCCGCGCGAGCTGAAACCAGTGCTGGCGATGATATTGAACGCGCTTGATCGTGACGCCGCAGATGGCAAGCAGGCCCGCGCAGAAATGGCTGCCGAACTCCGCGCCCTCCTATCCGCCCCACCGCCTGCTGGCGTGGATGGGCTAACCAGATACCGCGTCGGAAAGCACACGCGCAATTTTAACGGATCAGATTACGAAACCTACGGTGCGCATGAGCACGCTTGCGGCGATTACGTCCGCCTATCAGACGCCCAGGCCATCATCGACGGGCTGCGGGGTGAGGTTGCAACATTGACAGTCGAGTCTGAGCTTGGGCTTGGCCATTACGTCAATATGCAGAAAGAGCGCGACCAGCAGGCCCAGCGGATTGGCGAGCTGGAGGGGTTGTTGCGGGAGTCATACGAGGATGGCGAGTATTTCATGAAAAGAGGGCTTCTTGCTCGCATCGACGCCGCACTGTCCGCCCGCGGCGCGCCTAAGTAATGCACCTAACCAGCCGCCACCACGGCTTTTTGCGCTACCTGACCGAGTGGCAGGCCGCCGAGATATACCGTCGCCGCCGGCTGTGCTTGCGAGCGACACGCAAGGCCGCTGCCGTGTCTGACTCGGCAATCGCCCGGAAGTTTGAGCTGGATCGTTCAACCGTGGTGCGGCTTATTGCCCGGCCTGGCACTGGCGGCGCAGACGGCGACCTGATCCGCGCCATGGTCGAGGGTCGCGACGGCCTGCGGGCCGAGGCAAAGCGACACTCGCTGGCCGCGCTGGCGGCTGAGTACGGCGTGCCAATCAGCCAGGTGCTGGCGGCGGCGCAGCCTGAAATCTGGGCAGCAGCTCCGAACACGGCGGCTTATACCGAGCCAAGCCATCCCCCACTAAATCACCCTGCCGGCCACGGCGGGATAGCGAGGTATCCATGAGCGCAGCAGAGCAGCTCCAGCAGTTGGGGCATGACAAGGTGCTTGAGGCTCGCATGGCCGAGATCATCGGCACCACAACAAAAGCCCTACAGCGCAAGCGAGAGCGAGGGGTGATCCCGCGCGGTGTGTGGGATGTACTCGATGGGCGCGTCACCTACAGCATACGGAGATACGACGAATGGGCAGAAAGTCAGTGGCACTCCCCGAAGGCGTCGAAGTCGTCGGCAACGCCGTCCGCATCCGCTTCACCTGGAAGCATCGTCGCTGCGAAACCCTTGCTGTTTCGCCGACCGCCTCGGGCATCAGCCAGGCCGCAAGTCTTAGAACTCAGGTAAAGCAGCTGATCAAGCTCGGCGTCATGACAGATGACAAGTACGCCGAGCTGTTCCCCAGCTCAAGCTATGCCCTCTCCCGCCTCACGCCATCCTTCGGAGAGTTCGCGCAAATCTGGCTGAACAGCCGGGACATCGTTGATTCAACCCGAGCGAACTATAAAAGCACCCTGAACCTGTACTGGATGATCCACTTCGCCACGCGCCGGATTGATGAAATCAGCTCGGCTGATGTGCGCAAGGTCGTGGCAGAGACTCCCTGGTCATCGCCAGGGGTGCGCCGCAACGCCTGCGACAAGCTGTCGGCAGTGTTCAAGGCCGCGGTGATGGACGCAGTTATTGCGCGTAATCCGGTGGCGTCAATCCAGCGGCCACGGGTGGCAAAGAAGGTGGTTGACCCGTTCACCCGAGAAGAGGCAGAGCAGATCATTGCGCACCTGTACGACAAGCTGTCGGGCCTGACGCGGATCTACGCCTGCTACTTTGAGTTCGCATTCTTTACCGGCATGCGGCCGGGCGAGCTGATGGGGTTGCGCTGGGAAGAGGTGGACTTTAACGCGAGAAGCGCACACGTCTGCCGGGTGGTGGTCGACGGCGTTATTCATGACCGCGTGAAGACCAAGAACAACCGGCACGTGCTGCTGAATGACAGGGCGCTGCATGCCCTTAAGGAAGCGAAGGTGCTGACCATGGCCAGAAGCGGGTTCGTTTTCGCGCCGGCCATCCTGGCCGATGGGGCTGACTGGATTCACACGGACACCACGCCGCGCAAGTATTTCAACCTGGCCTTGCGGGCGCTTGGCATCCGCATTCGCAGGCAGTACGACGCCCGCCACACCTACGCCACGATGTGCCTGATGGCCGGCATGAACCCAGCATTTATTGCCAACCAGTTAGGCCACAGTGTACAAATGCTCCTTTCCACCTATGCGCGGTGGCTCAATTCAACATCGGACTGGACTGAGCTGCAGAAGCTGGAAAACAGGCCAAATGGTACGAAATTGGCACAGGCCGAATAG